CTGATCCGGGAGTAAATAAAGCTGGGTCGGGTGTAGGAGACGTATTAGGTTGACCGGGAGCAGGTGTTCCTCCACCTCCGCCTGATCCGCCTGTTCCAGCTGCCGTAGTTACACCATAAGGTTCACCACCACCTCCACCTGCTGATGATATTGTACTAAAAACTGAATTTCCACCTTGTGTGCCTGTACCTGGAGAACAAGTTCCTGCTCCAGCAGCACCAACCGATATTGGATAAGTTTGAGCACTTAATGTAATTCCTGTACTTACTGCTAAAGGTGAAGTTGTTGGGGCCGGCATACATAAATCATTTGACATTCTAAAGCCACCTGCTCCGCCACCACCGCCAGAAGATTTTCCGCCTCCTCCTCCACCAGCTACTACCATGTAATCTGCTACGTTATTTGGTGCGCATGTTGCAGCAGCACTAACTACAAAATTTGTATCACCTGTAAAAATATGAGTTTTAAAATTACCACATGTAACCACTGTTCCACCAGTAGCTGTTATGAAGGCATTTCCTCTAACATTTGATGTTGAATCCATAGTATTGACCCAACCTTTAGTTCCATCAACATAAACAAAAGTAACTGATTGACCTTGTGTTGATAATATTGCATTTGCATTTGTTCCACCTATTAGTTGTGAACCATTAGGTACAATTGTTAAATTATTTGTTTGAAAAGTGTTTCCATAGTCTGCAACAGAAACAATACTACCTGCACTTCCTGCTGGTAAATTCATATTAAAAGCACCACCAGAGGTATTAGCAAAATAACCTTCTCCATTTGTTGCTGTAAATGTTGCTGTTTTAACTGAACTAGTTTGCCAATCTACAGTTCCTGTTCTACCAAAACCTGTTTGTGTTGCTCCACAAGCTAATGTTACGGCTGTTCCAGATCCACCTAATGTTAAAGTTGAACCTGTTTCTTTATCTATTTCATTTACGTTTACTTTACCCATTATACTATAACTAAAGTCCCTGTTACTGTTATTGTTCCTGGAATAGTAATGGGTCCAGCAAGAACTCCATTCTCTACTGTTTGTGTCCCATCAATCGTTGCCGCTTGATTGGGTATAAATTCATTAGGGCTATACTGCCCTCCAATATATTGGATCCCATTTACTACTGCCGTCATAATTCCTCCTAC